ACCGATACCTTCGTCCGCTACCGCGGCACGCGCTTCAATACGCTCGATCTCAGCCTGCGGCCGCGCGCCTCGGTTTCGGCGGCTTGGGGCATCATGGGCATCGGCAGCCCGACCCCGACCAATGCCATCCTGGCCGGCGCCACCTACAATTCGCCGACCACGACGGAAGTCTTCAACGCCGCGCTAAACGTCGCCGCGCTCGACTTCACCGGCATCGCTCAACCGCCGAAGATCCAGGCGCTGAACTGCCGCATCAACAACAACATCTATCCGGTCGACATCGTCAGCCAGTACGAGCCCTATGCACACGGTCTCGGCCGGTTCGAGGTCACCGGGTCGTTCACGGCGCTGTTCGAGAACCTCGACACCTACTCGGCCATCCTCGATCACGACGACGTCACCATCGGCTTCACGCTGACGGATGCCGCCGGCAATTCGCAGGCGTGGTCGCTGCCGAAGTGCAAACTGCTCGACGGCGGCCCGACGGTTCCCGGCAACGGCCAGCCGTGCGTTCTGGAAGTGCCGTTCCAGGCGAAATACGACAGCGGCTCGGCCGCGTCGCTCACCATCACGCGAGTTCCGATTTCGTGATGAAGACGTTCCTTCCGGCGGTGACTTTCACCGGATTTCCGTCGGGCGATCACAGGCATCCTGTCCTGTTCAAGATGGGCATCGAGAGCATCCCGGTGTCCGAAGAATACGCGCAGTTGATGCGCGACAAAGGTCTGGTGGCAACCGACGCAGATGCGAGATTCCTGAGGGCTTCGGCACAAGTCCCTCGCGAACCCAAGCGCATCGATCCTCCAAAGGCTGCGGTCTCGAGAAAGATCGCCGCTGCTACGAAAACCCGCCGCTCCGGTAAAGCGGTGGGGAGGTCTTCGAAGACCTGAAGAAACAAAAACGGCGGCTCCCCAAAAAGGAACCGCCGTTCATTTGCCTTGCCAGGACTCGCGGCGACTTGCCATGCCGATCCCTTCCAGGCCTTGCCACACCGTGCCATTGCCGCGCCTTTCGGCGACGACTGGCCAATCCTATCAGGAGCATTTATGGCGGTAAAGTTAAGCAGCATCAAAGCCGACTTGGCACGCGAAGCCAAAGGCGACTGGATTGACTATCCAGACTGGCCTGGCGTCGCGTTCAATGTCAGTTCCCTCCTCCTGCCTGCCTACCGGATCGATCGCGATCTGCTGGGGCAGCGCCTCTCCCGTCAGTACAAGGGCAAGCCGATCCCTCCGGAGGTCGTCACCACGGAGATCGGCAAGCTCTACCACAAGCACATCCTGCACGACTGGCGTGGCTTCGATGAGCCCTATTCGCGGGAGTTGGCAGGCCAGATGCTGCCGGATCCAGAATATCGTTCGCTCGTCGCCGCCGTCGAATGGTGCGCGGCCAAAATCTCGGATGTCGATGTCGACTTCATCGAGGACGCCGCAAAAAACTCCGACAGGCCTTCCAAGACCGGTTGAGGCGGGAAGGCCTTCCTGAAGGTCAGTTGGAGTGGCTTGAGGCTCTTGCCGAGGAATACCCCGACGAGGAGTGGGTCGTCAAAGCGGCCTATCCCAATGGCCGGATCGAGTTCGAGGCTGAAGCCTGGCATGGGCTCTACTGGGAAGCGTGGGACGCCCTGCGCTTCGATCGCCAGTATGGTGTCTATGGCGGGCAGATGCCACTTCCATACCAAGTGATCAGTTCTTACGCTGCGGACCATGGAATCGTCGGTGACGATCTGTGGCTGTTCAGGATGTTCATGACCGCCATCGATTCCGAATGGTTGAAACACGTGGCTGAACGAGACAAGGAAGGAGGGAAGAAAGATGGCTGATATCGAACTTCGCTCCCTCCGCGTTTCGGCGCAGATGGATGCCAGCGGCTACACGGCGGGCATGGCGCAGAAGAGCGCCGCCGATCAGCAAGGCATTGCATCGGGCAAAGCCCTTGCAGATTCCGTAGCATCATCAACGACCAAGATAAGTCAGGCCGGCGACGTTCTTTCCCGGCTGTCGCGGCAATATGTCGACGGTTATGCTGCGGCGCAGCGCTTCAATTCGGCGCTCATGCAATTGAGCAACGGCATCGAGCGCGGCAAGATCAGCGCCGAGCAGACCGGACCGATCCTCGACGGCATCTTCCGCAAATATGGATTGATGGGTGATGCCGCGCAGTTTGCGGCGCGCGGGCAGACTCAACTTGCGACCGCGATCACCAATGCCAATGCCAAGCTCGCGCAGCAGCGCCAACTGACGCCAGCGAACGTCAATCAGAATCAGGGTGGTCTCGCTCGCTTCGGCGCGATGAATGCCGCCGCTCAGTTTCAGGATATCGCCGTCACATCGGCGATGGGCCAGAGCCCGTTCACGATTGCCTTGCAGCAAGGCACGCAGCTCGGCCAAGCGCTCCAGATGGAAATGGGCGATCAGGGTGCTAAGGGTCTCATAAAAGGGCTTGGTGCAGCCTTCACGAGCCTGCTGTCGCCGGTCAATCTCCTCGCAATTGGCCTGACCGGCGTTGCGGCCATTGCCATCCAGTTCGGTTCCAAGCTGCTGCCGCAGATCAAGTCGCTGAAGGACGCGACTGAGGAGCAGCGTAAAGCGGTAACGGACCTCGCCGATGCCTATGGCAATGCCAGCCTGAAGGCAGACGACTTCTACAAAAAATCTGTGATTGCCTCCGAATCCGAGGCGCGGCGCACGACTGAGGAATTGAAGAAGGCGGCCACTGCCGCCACCAGCGGCGTTGGATTTACGGGAGCCACAGGGGGAATTTCTCAACTTATCAATCCGGTCGCGGCTGCCGGAGGTGTTGTGATCGCCCGCGATAAATTTGCTGCGTTCGAAGATCCGATTGAGAAGCTAGTCAAGTCCGCGAAGTCTGGGCGTCCCGATTTCGATGCCTTCGAAAAATCTCTGGCTGCCATCGTTGCGCAGAACCCAGGCTTGCGGAAGACTGAAGATGAGATCCTGAAAATTGTGGCTGCAGCGACTGCGGCCGCCGCGCAACTTCGCAACACAGCAGAGGCGATCAAGGACGTCAGCCGGGCTTCGGTCGGCAATTTCGATCGCACGCAGCAGGCTGGACAGGACCAGTCTGTCATGCGCCAGCGCTTCGGCGATGATCCATTCGCCGCACAGCGCGAGCAGCAGCACCAAAAGGTGATCGCGCTGAAAGAGGCGCAGGACGAGCGCAATCGCTCACTCGACCGCACGCTGGCGACGGAAAAGCTCGACATCGACCTGATCGGCAAGACGACGGCCGAGATTGAAGGCCTTCGCATGGCTGCGCAACTCGAGGCGGAGGTGCGTGAGCAAGCCGCGAAGAACAACGTCGCCGCCGACGAGGCGGAGATCAGCCGCATCCGCGCCAAGGCGGCCGAATACGGCAAGCTGAAGGCCCTCGAGGAAGCGCGCTCGACCATCTTCAACCAGACCCGGGACATCGAACTGCAGCGCGCCGAGCTCGGTCTTGTCGGGCAGTCGACGCTCGCCCATGATCGCGCCATCGCCAGCCTCAAGGCCGAGCAGGATATCCGTAAGCTCGGCATCCCGCTCTACGGCGCCGAGGCCGAGGCGATCCGCAAGAACACGGCAGAACTGTCCAATCTCGCCGAGGCGTCGGCCAAGGCGAAGATCCAGCAAGACCTGCTGTTCGAGATTAGGCAGGCCGGACGGTCGCAGGAGGATCAGTCGGTCGCGTCCCAGCTTCGCAGCGCCGGCCTTCCCGAAGACCTCGATTCCGACATCGCCAAGGTCATCAAGATGCGGGATGAAATCGCCCGTATGAAGGACACTTGGGAAGAGGTATTCCAGACTGCGCGCGACGGCATCGATGGCGTGGTCGATGCCTTGTTCGATGGCGGCAATATCGGTGACGCGCTGAAAAAGATCGGCCGCGATTTCGCCCGGCAGATGTTCGATCTGGCGGTGACCAATCCGCTGAAGAACTGGCTCACCGGCTCGAACCTGAACAGCATCGCTGATCTCGGCATTTTCGGTAACGGCGCAACGAGCGGCCGCGGCGGCGGCTTCGGCGGTATGCTTGGCAATCTGCTTGGCGCGCAAAAGGCCGTTGCGTCGATGCAGGTTCAGGCGGCCAGCGTCTTCATCAACGGGGCACCTATCGGCGTTCCTGGCTTGGGCTCGGCCGGCAATCTGCTGAACCCGTCTGGCTCTTCGACGTTCAGGCCAGACACGACGCTGACCGACTATCTTACGGGCGTCGAGGGGCCAAACAC